TGTACTAGATGATCAGGTAGTAGGAATAAAAAGTTTCCGTGGTGATTTAATTATATTCTGTAAAAATAGTATTTATAAATTATCAGACATAAATATTTCTGCTTCTATAGCTATAACACCTATTACACAAAACGTAGGTTGTTTAGATGGTCATAGTATTCAAGAAATAGGAGGCGATCTTTTATTTTTGAGTCCCGATGGCTTTCGTTTAGTTGCAGGTACAGCACGTATTGGTGACGTAGAGTTAAGCTCTGTGTCCCGACAAATACAATCTATAGTATCAAAAATAGCAGGTTCCATAGACACATTTACTATTAATAGCGCAGTACTAAGAAGTAAATCTCAATATAGATTATTTTATAGTGCTAGTTCAGCTTCTACATCTACAGCAAAAGGTTTGATAGGTACAATAACTCCTAATGGTTTTGAATGGTCTGAAACAATAGGCATTCAAGCACATGGATTTACATCAGGTTTTGATAATGATAGTGTAGAAAAAATATATCATGGTGATAAAGATGGATATGTTTATAATCACAATACAGGAAATGATTTTAATCCAGCAGGAACACAAACAAATATAGATGCTAGATATAAAACACCTAACCTAGATTTTGGAGATGCAGGTACACTTAAAACATTACATTATACAAAAATATCTTTTACACCTGAAGGCACAGTACAGCCAACACTAAAGATCACGTATGATTTTGATGATACTAATAGACCACAACCTGCTAATTATACATTAGATTCAATTCCAACTCCGGCAGTATTTGGAGATTCAACACTTGGTACAGCAGTATTTGGAGCTTCTCAAGACCCTATGGCAAGACAAGCAGTACAGGGAAGTGGACACAATATAGCTTTTAAAATATTTAGTCAGGATACTAGAGCGCCTTACTCAATAAATGGTTTCTATGTAGACTATAGACCTTCTGGTAGGAGATAATAATGGGTACAAGTTATGTAAGACAAAGCTCAATGGCAGATGGGGACACTATTACTGCTGCTTTATTTAATGATGAATTTAATAGACTTCTAACTGCTTTTTCATATGCTTCTAGTAGTACTACAGGTCATCAACACGATGGTACAGCCGGAGAAGGTGGTAATATTGCTACTATTGGTGATCAAGATTTTTTAAATAAACTTGCAGCAGATAGTACAAATAACCGTTGGGGTTTTTTTGTAGAAGTTTCTAGTTCTGCTGTAGAACAAATTCGTATTCAAGATGGAGCTATCGTACCTGTTACAGATAATGATATTGATTTAGGAACAAGCTCATTAGAATTTAAGGATGCTTATTTTGATGGTACAGTAACAACCGATGCTCTGGTTGCTGATACGGCTGACATTAATGGTGGTACAGTAGATGGAGCTACTATTGGTGCTAGTTCAGCAACTACGATTGTAGGCACAACTATTACAGCAAATACCGCTTTTGTACCTGATGCTTCAGATGGAGCAGCTCTTGGTACAAGCGCATTAGAATTTAGTGATCTTTATTTAGCTGATGGTGCAGTTGTATATTTTGGAGATGACCAAGACGTATCTTTAACTCATGTAGCTGATACAGGGATTCTTCTTTCTAGTACTGACCAATTACAGTTTGGTGATTCTGGTACTTATATTCACCAATCAGCAGACGGAGTTTTAGATTTAGTATCTGATACTGAAATAGAAATTAATGCTACTACTATTGATATAAATGGTGCAGTAGATGTATCAGGTAATTTATCAGTAGGTGGTAGTTTAGATGTTACAGGAACAATTGATTTAAGTGATTCTGATTTTACTAATGCAGGAGATATTCAACTTGATTCAATTACTGGTGATGGAGATACTAATACAAGTATTACTTTTTCTGGTTCTGATGTTATAACAATTACAGCAGGTGGTGAAACTCAAATAACATTTAATAATGGTTCTATTCTTCCTACTACTGATAATGATATTGATTTAGGTTCTAGTTCTTATGAATTTAAAGATGCTTATTTTGATGGTACAGTAACTTCTGATGCTTTTGCAGGGCCATTAACAGGTGATGTAACAGGTAATGTTTCCGGTACAGCAGCTACAGTTACGACAGCAGCACAATCTAATATTACAAGTCTAGGAACTTTAACAACTTTAACAGTTGATAATGTTATTATAAACGGTTCTACTATAGGACATACTAGCGATACAGATTTAATGACAGTAGCTAGTGGAGTACTAACAGTAGCCGGAGAAGTGTCATTAACTACTTTAGATATTGGAGGTACTAATGTAACAAGCACCGCAGCAGAATTAAACTACAGTGATACAGGAGCAGCCGTAGGAACTGTCGTAGCCAGCAAAGTAGTTACAGTAGATTCAAATAAAGATGTAAGTAGTTTTAGAAATATAACTCTTACAGGTGAACTAGATGCAGCTACACTAGACATTTCAGGCAATGCAGATATTGACGGTACAACAAATTTAGATGCTGTAGATATAGACGGTGTAGTACAGATTGATGGAGCAACGACTTTTGGTGTAGATGATACAGGCGTAGACGTTAAGTTTTTTGGTGCTACTTCTGGTGCTTATTTATTATGGGATGAAAGTGCTGATAAATTATTAACAGCAGGTGGAACAGTAGTAGACATAGTTAAAGATAAATTATTAATTGGTGGAACAGCAGTAACTACAACCGCAGCAGAACTTAATATTTTAGACGGAAAAAGTTTTTTAGATGAAGATGATTTGTCTTCTGATAGTGCTACTGCTATAGCTTCTCAACAATCTATTAAAGCTTATGTAGATGGTACTGGTGGAAGCATGAGTAGTTTTATTTTAGAGGATGATGATGGAACAGAAGTCTCTATTTCAGATTCGGAAGAAGTAAAGTTTATTGGCTCAGGCATTACTACAAACTGGACAGATACAACTCCCGGATCAGATGGTGATCCTTTTGATTTAACATTTACTGTAGATGCGGCACAAACAGGTATTACTTCTATTTATGCTACTGATTTAATAATGGGAGAAGACTCTCAAACCGCTATTGATTTTGGAACAGCAAATGAAATTGATTTTAAAGTAGACAATGCTGCAAGATTAACTTTAACAACAGGAGCTTTATATCCTGTAACCGATAATCAAATAGATTTAGGTACATCCTCTTTAGAATTTAAAGATGCTTTTTTTGACGGAACAGTTACAGCAGATGCTTTTGCAGGGCCATTAACAGGTAACGTAACGGGCAACGCATCTGGTACAGCACTAACAGTAACACAAGCTGCTCAATCTGCTATTACTAGTTTAGGAACTTTAACAACTTTAACAGTTGATAATGTTATTATTAATGGTACAACTATTGGGCATACTAGTGATACTGATTTGATGACATTAGCTGATGGAATTGTTACGGTAGCCGGAGAAGTATCTTTAACTACTCTGGATATTGGTGGTACTAATGTAACTAGTACGGCTGCTGAATTAAATATTTTAGATGGTGTAACAAGTACTGCTGCTGAGTTAAATGCTCTAGATGGTATTACTGCTGTAGTAGGAGAGCTTAATGCTCTTGATATTGGTTCAACAGCCGTTGGTACAGCAGTCGCTTCTAAAGCTGTTATATTAGACTCTAACAAAGACTATACAGGTATACGAAATTTAACTATTACTGGTGAACTAGATGCTGCTACATTAGATGTATCAGGCAATGTAGATATAGATGGTACTTTAGAAGCAGACGGTATTACCAGTAATTCTGTAGCTGTTAAAGTTGGGGGCAAGGAAACTATTTGGGTTCCTGCCGCAGCAATGTATCCTAATACAACAAATGGGTGCGCTGATATTGCACAAGTAGAATTATCTAATGGCCCTGAATTAAAATGTCTTGATTTTGCAACAGGGGCAGATGACTTTGCTCAATTTACAGTTGCTTTTCCTAAATCTTGGAACGAAGGAACTGTAACATTTCAAGCTTTTTGGACAGTTACAGGAACAAATACAGGTACAGTTGCTTGGGCATTGTCTGGTGGTAGTATGGCTAATGATGCTTCAATTAATACTGCTTTTGGAACAGCCGTTGTTGCTACAGCTTTAGCCCACTCTGGAACTTCAAATGATATGATGGTTTCTGCTGAAAGTGGAGCAGTTACCATAGCAAACGCAGCGGTTAATACTGTAACATTTTTTGAAGTTTTTAGAGATGTTTCTGCTGATAATCAATCAGGGGATGCTAGACTTTTAGGTCTTAAACTATTCTTTACCACTGATGCAGCAAATGACGCATAGGAGTAGAAAATAAAATGACAGGTTTTGGATACAATGTTAATGGATTTGGTGCTGTAGGTAGTGCGGGTATTGCTCCTTTTATTACTGCAACTGGTGGTACTATAACAACTGACGGAAATTTTAAAGTTCATACTTTTAATTCAAGTGGTACTTTTGAAGTTACGGCCCTTCCTGAAACTCCCTCTGTTGCAATACTTCAGATAGCTGGAGGAGGTTCTGGTGGTAAAGGCAACTATGGTGGAGGAGGAGGTGCTGGTGGTTATCTTTATGATTCTGACGTAACTGTGGAACTAACAAGTTATACAGTAACGGTCGGTGCTGGCGGTACAGATTCTGGAGGTGCAGGACATCAAGGAAGTGGGCCTGTTCCTGACGGTAATAATTCATCTATTGGTTCTCTTCTAACTACCTCTGTTGGTGGTGGGGGTGGAGGATCGGCTGACGGTGGTGGTGGTGAATCTTATTGGGGAGGACGAGATGGTGGTTCGGGCGGCGGCGGCGGCTCCTATGGTCAATATAGCGGTCAAGATGCTGGTGATGGAACGTCTGGTCAAGGCAATGCCGGAAATGATTATGCTAGTAACAAAGGCGGTGGTGGTGGTGGAGCTGGCGGCACATCTAGTACAGCCCAGAATGGTGGTGTAGGAGTTTCAAATAGTATAACAGGCTCTGCGGTAGTTCGCGGCGGAGGAGGTGGAGGTGGTACAAATGTTGAGGCTGAGTTATCAGGAGGGTCGGGTCACGGTCTTGGAGGCGATGGAGGAACGTGGGGATTTGATGGAACATATACAGGTGCAGGACATGGTGGACATAGGCTGGTAATTGCTGCCATTGGAGCTGATGGCGGCTCTACGGGTGCAGTTGCTTCAGCGAATAAAGGTGGTGGTGGCGGTGGTGGCGGTGGACCCGGAGAAGCTAGTGAGGCGGGTGTTACTAACAATGGCGGTACTGGTGGAAGTGGTGTAGTAATTGTTAGGTATCAATTTCAATAGGATTTTTTTATGGCACATTTTGCAGAACTTGATGAAAATAATATTGTACTAAGAGTCATTGTTGTCGATGATGCTCACGAAGATGATGGTGAAAATTGGTGCAATGCTTTGTTGGGTGGAACATGGAAACAAACTAGTTATAATACTAGGAGAGGAATACATATCTTAGATGGCACACCCTTTAGAAAAAACTATGCAGGGATCAATGCTTTTTATGATAGTGATAGAGATGCTTTCATGGCTCAAGCACCAACTGAAGATGGTTGGGTATTAAATGAAGAAACTTGTACTTGGGAAAGAGAAGAATAATATGGCAACTAAAAAAGTAAACAAAAAGAAGATGGCTTGTAATAAGCCAAAACGTACACCTAGTCATCCTAAAAAATCTCATGTGGTTAAAGCGTGTGCAAAAGGTAAACAAAAAATAATTCGTTTTGGAGAACAAGGAGCAAGTACAGCAGGTAAACCTAAAGCTGGCGAGTCTGCAAAGATGAAAGCAAAAAGAAAATCATTCAAGGCTAGACACGGCAAAAACATTAAGAAGGGCAAAATGAGCGCAGCTTATTGGGCCAACAAGGTTAAATGGTAGTGAGGTGGACATTATGACCGAAACAGAACTGGAAAGGATTATACATCAAGCAGCGCATCAGGGAGCAAAAGAAGCATTGAAAGAAATAGGTCTTTCAGATGAAGAAGCTTATGACGATGTAAAAGAACTAAGAGGATTACTAGATTCTTGGAGAGCTACTAAAGTTACAGTGGGGCAAACAGTAGCTAGGATAGTAACAACTGCATTATTAACTGCTTTAGCTGTAGGCATTTATATGGGTTGGGGAAGTGACTGAGTTTTTTATAAGATTTGGAATTGCTTTTTGTATCGTTGTAATAATAATTTGTTTAAAAATTTTAATACAAGGGAATATAGAATTAACTAGGATAGTTTATTATCACTATAAAGATAAATTTAAAAGATGGTGGAGAAATTTATGATAGAGTTTTTAGACAAGTTAAAAGATTTAGTAATAAGAACTAAGGAAAAGCTAAGCGAACCTGTAAGCGCACCTAGACGTAAGGTTATTGTTGTAGGTATAGGTATTTTAATTGTAATTGGTATTGCACTGGTTATCTAATGTTAGGACTTATTGATAGGCTTATCGGACCCGTATCAGCAATACTTGATAAAGTAGTAAGCGATAAAGACCTAAAAGAAAAGTTAGCTCACGACATTGCGACAATGGCAGAACGTCACGGCCACGATGTTATTAAAGCACAGATAGAAGTTAATAAAGAAGAAGCTAAACATAGAAGTTTGTTTGTTAGTGGTTGGCGTCCGGCAGTCGGGTGGACTTGTACACTGGCGCTTTTGTCAAACTTTATCTTAATCCCTATGACTAATTTTATATTAGTTTTAGCAGATTCAGATATTGCAATACCTTTAATTGATGTTTCTACTATGATGCCTGTTCTTATGGGTATGCTCGGTTTAGGTACAATGAGAACGGTAGAAAAAATAAATAAAGTTGAGAGAAATACATAGGAATTATTATGGCCGGAAAAAGAGCAAGAGCACCAAAGAAAAGAGTAGACTATCGTAAAGGTGGCCGTGTTGTTTATCAAGAAGGCGGCTATCGTGGTTATGGTGGATATGAAGGTGAAGGCGAAGAGTTTAATGTAAACGTAGATGTTCCTGAAACACCAACCTATACTGCCGCTAATGTAAATCAAGCCTATGCTGATCTTAATTCAGGTAAAGTAACTGCTGGTCAACTAGCTTCTCAGTATGGTGTTACAGAAGATTATGTTAATACAAACTTAAATACTTACAATACTAAAGTTGCTTCTGATAAAGCCGCTGCTGATGCTAAAGCCGCTGCTGATGCTAAAGCCGCTGCTGATGCTAAAGCCGCTGCGGATAAAGCCGCTGCTGACAAGGCCGCTGCTGCTGCCGCTGCTGCTAAAGCTCCAGTACTTGATATTCCTGCTGACGGTGCTTATACAGAAGCCGAAACACAAGTAGTACAAGATGCTGTTGCGTCAGGTGCAATATCGGCTGCTGAAGTTGCAGCAAAGTTTGGAGTTACTGAAGACCAAGTAACGCAGGAGATAAGCAGACGAAAAGAAGTACAAGCAGGAGAAGAAGTTACTGTAGCTGATCCTTATGCTGCTACTCCAACTGATGACTTTAAAATTGGAGCCGACACTCCTTATGAATTCCGTGACATGGACGCAGAAGCCGCTGCTAAAGCTAAAGCTGATGCTGACGCTAAAGCCGCTGCTGAAGCTAAAGCTGCTGCCCAAGCAAAATCTGTTGCTGACGTAGCTGATATTTCAGTTGATGCTGACTACACACAGTTTGAAATTGATCAAGTCTACGATGCTTTACAAAGCGGTGCTATGACTGTAGAGCAAGTTGCTGAACAATTTGGTGCTACT